ATATAGCTCTACAAAGTCTGGCCGCACATTTGTACCATGCTCTAATAGTATATCTTCACGTGATTGACTGTAATGCATTGCAGGACGTACACCACGCCAGCTATCGATAACACGTTTGATACGGTCGTCATTTACATTAATATATTCGCCTTCACGGCATAAGTGATGATGTATGTCTATTACAAGTGCTACATCTTTTTCTAGTTCTAAGCTATCAGCCAAACCCCACTTGTTTTCATCGTTTTCAATAGTAATAGTGTTTCTTGCTTCTGTAGACAGTCTTGGAAGGATGGCTTTGATACCGGCTGGACCTTGTCTACCGGAGATGTGGACGTTACACTTGAAGTCTTGCCACTTCTGACCGTAACCCATCCACCTGATAATATCCGCATGATATTCGAACTCCTCTAAGCTACGTTCAACAATATCTGGATTGTCGCTTGCAAGTACTGTAAATTGTCCAGGGTGCATACTAACTCTAACACCTAAGTTTTTAGCTACTTCGCCTACTATGCCCCATCCACGTGCAAGCATGTTACGTACATCTGTGCGCTTGTAAAAATGACGCCAGTCTGGATGTGTATATGCAGGTAACATGTTACTACCTAGTCTAACCATTCGCTGTTGATGAGGCAAGCTACCTACATATTCAATCAGTCGTAATGCATTTTCCCAGTTTTGTCCTGCACAATTCCATAGTTTTTCTTCTGCTACTTCTTGAGTTTGGTTGTTAAGCCATGTAATGGTAGTTGACTTTTCACTATAAGCGCCTTGTATTTCTTTTAGGATTTTAGGCTTTTGCGTCTGATCTGGATGCATATACTTGCATGCAAATCCTACTTTACCAATGTGATCTACCATTTTACAATTTCCCCTTGTTGCTTGTTACATTTATAACGTATATTGATACTAATGTCAAGCTTAATCTTCACGATTTCCTACACCATAATCAATAATTACTGGAAAACGTGGAACCCCATCTGGAGTTAATTCAAAATAACGACACGTTGCCCAGTTAGGCTTAATAGGGTTATCTAATAGTTCTTTTAGTTGTGCTTGATTGCCACGTACACCACTACCAAACGTATTGCCTTGAGCGTCTTTAAGGATAAAACGTTTTGCATATCCTGTCCAAGCACCTTGTCCTTCAATTACCTCTACTACTTCAAATTCTTCTGTAATGAACTCTTTACGCTTTAGTAAATGTTTACTGCGCTTACATTCATATGGTGTATCATTACGAACCATTTGACCTTCGTAACCACGTTCCATATAGTCGCTATATAATGCATCTAGTTCTTCTTGAAAGCTTGCATAGTCTGTTTGTACAATATGTACTACATCGCTCTTAGCACCTTTGGCTACACGAATACGATCTAAAAAATTAGTATTAGGGATATAACAATCATATACGTGAAATTGTACTAGTTCACGTGCCTCTTCAATTTCTTCTGGTCTACACTTTACTTTACGTACAAGACTTGTAATCTTATTAAAGTCTGCTTTTAGTTCATGATTGTAAAGTTCGCCGTCTAAAATGATACCAGGGTTGGCTTCAATAAACGGCTGTACACTTTCCCAAATATGTGGGCAACTAGTAATAGCTTTACCACTGCGTGTCCATAATCCATTTGCATCTGCTACGCAACGGATACCATCTAGTTTAGGTTGACTGTAACCTTGGCTTTGTGGACGTTTGGTATAGTCATGTGCTAGCATAGGCTTAAACTTTTCATAAGTATCAATTTTACTTACATCTTCAAAGTATTCTTTCTCAACATTAATATCCCAAGAACTCTTTGCTTCACTAATTGCTTGTGTACGAGCGTTTGTACCATTAACTTTGCCTATATTTTTAGCTTCGCTCAAGTTCCACACACTAGTAACCTTTTTGCCGTCAACTAATCCTGATATAGTTCTAATGCCTGCATTATCATCATCGTCCCATCCATACTGGATAGTCCAAGTGCGTACTTTACCTTTAGAGTCACGTTTAAATAGTTCAGCAAGTGATTCAATATTTTGCATACTTATTCCTATATCTGTGTTGTTACCTATTAGCGTAAACTAACATATATACGACTGCATGTCAATAGCTAATTTTATTTTATTTCTCTAAGGAAAGTTAACAACAACCCCATTTTTGTTGTCCAATGTGTTCCTTTAAATCCCTTATTGGTAGCATGTAACTGAAATGCATCAAAAACAATTGGTGCTTTGGGACGCCAAGTACAAGTAAGTTCTGGAGTTAACCCAGTTAATCTCCTATAAGGAGTGTAATACAAATATTCATCATAGTGTTCTGTGTCGTATTTTCGTAAATTGCATGCTGTGGTTTGTGTTGACCCATCTAACAAACTAAAATTCAATTCTGAATGATCTCTTGCAACTGGATACGTTGTTGCAATCTTACCAGTATGTCCATGATTGTATACATGTGCAAAATCAACATGTCTTTGATCAAAAAATACACCATGACTTTCAATATTACTAGGTGCTGTAAACAAAGGAATAATCATATTACGCCAAGGAACCCATTTGCGTTGATCACTGTCTGCAGGAACATCTAATAGTCCATCAATCCAGTCAGCTTCTCGAGTGCTATCGTTGTGCAATCCGTACTGACTAGGCGTAATAAAAAAGTTACCGCCAACAACAGGAGAGTTTTCAGCACCTGGTATCATTTGATTGATACGGTCTGCAAATTTCTCATATATACCTTGTAGATTTCCGCTTACAAACATAGTACCATTATCATTATGTCTTACAGTAGAACAACGACTAAATGCATAACCATATATCCAGGTTATTTCTTCCTGTGTAAAAGCCTCGTCAAATACTTCAGCCTTCTGAAAGTTACTTGAGATGTCTTCTTGTACGATTGGATCTTTTAAATTTGCCAACCAATACTCATAGTTCAGCTTGTAGCTTTTATGATTTTCAATATCATCAACTGTGTTAATGTTGGTTATCATTTGATCTAAAGATCTTTCTTTTTATGTTTGGCGTCTGTATTTTTCTTTTTATTAGGGATTGTCTTTGGACGGAATTGAGGAGTACGTAGAGCATGCGCAATTGGGTTACGTGTCTTTGGTGCTTTTTTCTTTTTCATTTTGTATTACTCCTGTGCTATGCATACGTTTAACATATTACATTCTGCATGTCAAGTATTAATTTATATATCTTTAAAATCTTGATTAAAATGTTGATCTAATATTTTCTGTTCGTCTCTTTGAACTTTTGCTAGCTTTTGGTTTTGCTGTTCTGCTTCAAGATTTAAAAACTTTAATATCTTTTTCTTGTGTGATTTATGTTCTATGTTATTTTGTATGTATTCTATTGCTTTTGATTTTTCGTCATCTGGTAGATTACGTATTGCTAAGGTTTTAGGAAATACGGCAGTGTCTATTGACATTCTTGTACCAGAGTTAAATGTACTACTTAACCAATCATAAATGTGATGTAATTTCATTATATTTAATGATGTTATTGTTGTTTGTATTCCAAATTTAAGATTGCAATCTTTTATAGATTTATAGTATTCTACATTGTTTACAATTGTTTCCCATTTGTGGCCAGGACGTTGGTACTCGTTCATTTTACCAACTCCGTCAATACTAAAATATACTGCAATTTGTTTACATTTTTTCCAAAAGTCTAAAACTTTACGTGATGGCAATATTGTACCATTTGTATGGTAAATGATTTTAAGATTTTGTAAATTGTTATGTGTGTCTAGTAACTTTTCAATAAACTGATCATGCTGTTTAGCTAGTAATGGTTCGCCTCCAATAATCTTTATCACACTTAAATTTTCTAATGGAACATTGAATGATTTCATATCCATATCAAATCCTAATTCAATCTTGGTTCCTTTATTGAGAATAGATGCCCATTTACTACTATATTCATCGCTACACATACGACATGCCAAATTACAATGAGTACTAAACCCAACTTCTAAGTATCTTAGTTTTATATTACCAGTAGCATCTATATTAAAATCCTCATTAAATTCAGTTCGCATACTATGCCCAGATGCTAATTCTTCGTCATGACATTTAAAACAATTACTTAATTTTTCACCAGCCATCATACGATTACGTATGTTATTAAACATTTCACTATTGAGTGCTTGATTTAATCCATCACTAGCTTTGGGCGGTGTGTAATCTTGCGTTCTAAAACGGCAGCATGGCAATATGTCATCTCTTACATCTATTGCGGCAGACATCCAAGGTAATACACATGCATTTGAATGTAGTTTCATATGACAATCCTTTTAATATACTACTATTTAGTGATCAACATCCTTATAAGTTCTGATTACTTGGTGTAAGATTATCACCGTATTCAATTGTTTTAATGTTATGGCAATTACTACAAAGTGTCATCAAGTTATCTGGATCATTGTTTTCGTGATTACCATCAATATGATCAACTGTCAATGCCGCACGTAGTAGACTATTAAACTTTTTAGGATCGCTGTCTTTGTACTTGCTTACTCGAGGCAACAATGCAGGATCCCATCCACAATCACTACATGTTGATTGGCGTAGCTGACTGTATGCTTTGGAGGGGGTAGCCATGCCACCAAATGCAGCAAAATTACGCTGACATGGATCACAGTATTCTTTCTCTCCTGGACCTTTCCACAATGTTAAGTGACTGTTACATCCTGGTGTTTTACATTTGCCACGTAAAGCAGCTTTCATTTCACTTGTGCTTTTGCGTACACGATCTGTTGCTTCACGTATAGACATTATACTAAGTCCTCCGCTGTAAAGTTATATGTGTCATCAAACACTGGAAGCTTCTGTGTAAATCCTGCTTGCTTGAGTGCTAGTGTGATCCATACAGGACCTACAATTGTTTGGTTACAACGGTGTGTTTTACCTGTTACCATACGCCCTGCTTTTTGTTCAATAACAACATGGTTCTGATATGCTGCTTGTACTTTACGATGTTTAACGCTACCTTTTGCCCACGTATTGCCAGTAACTTTTGCTAATGTACTTACCATTTCATCTAAGTATTCATCTGTTACTACAATTCCATCATTCATACACTGGCGTACAAAGTGACTCATGTTGTCAATTTCTAGAGCAACAAACTGATTATCTGTATTGCTTGCTTTATGATAATACATTACACGTTCAAATACTTCTACTGGGAAATTACGGTTCATAATCTCTGTCATACGTGACCAAGCACCTGGGCGTTTCTCATCGCCAAACTTCTCACTAGTAGCAAAGAAACCATATTTTTCAAAGTACTCTTGTAATTTTACGCAACGCTGATTCCAAAACTCATTAAGTCCATCATGACGAAAGCCTGCAACATATTGCTTGAACAAATCAATAGCTTCTAGTTTTTTACTTGTACGCCCGCTGTTAAATTCTACAAAGCGGCGACGGATTGCAGCACGATCATCACCTGGATATTGATCAACTGGAACATTTACTTTAGACGGTCTTAGTCCAAAACCATATACGCCAATAATGTAAAGTGCAATTGCTGTATGTTGTCCATCCCATGCTACATGACGTAGTGTTTCTCCATCTTTACGTTTACCATCTAAGTATGTACGAATACGGTTAACAAAATCTGGATTAAACTCACTTACGATATCGATTAAATTCTCACGATCTGGCCATCTTTGCATTGTATCATTGATATCACATAGTGTAGCTGGAACGTATTGGATCTCTCCCATTCCAACAACATCTTTTAGCATATCATTATATGTTTCATATCCCATTGCGGCAACCATGCCTTCTGCTAGGCTACGGAACAGCATTTCAAGATCACTATCTTTTGCATATAATTCGTTTAGTCGTTGTTCGATTGTTACAAACAGATCTTCATCTGAATGATAAGTTGCATTGATTTGATCCGCATATGTACTATTTTGTAATGTAAACGACATCATTTTATAAATTCCCTCATTATTACTTAATTACATACTTTCTAACATTGATAGAATAATATGTCAAGAAAAAAGCGAACTAATAAATTGTTCGCTTTCAATGGGTTATAAGTTTTTTTAAATTAATTTGCGTAACCAGTTTACTATCTCTTTGTTTTCAAAGGTTGGTGTACGTCTATGACTTTCTGGCAAGCTATCCCATTCTTTTAATGCAGGATGACTTTTTTTACTTTCACTAAAGTATACTCCATAGTGCCAGCCTTCTTTCATCATGGAATGTACCCAACGATTATGATGCCATTTGCCCATATCATTTGTAGCACGTTCTAGTAATGATTCGTCTATTTCAATTTCATAGTCACGTTGTTCATCATATAGGTTACTAATTTCAATATCAAAGTCTAGAGAGAATATTGTTTCCCACCCTTGTAATATAAATTGTGTCTCTTCTGGTGTTAAGTCTCTTGTAAGTGGCACTGTATAACAATGCTTAAATTCTTCACCTTCACATATACCATATTCCATACCAACTTCTGAATCTTTGTGTGTATACACAAATACAGTGCCTGATGGTGCTAGCATAGTCACTACATCATACCAAGCCAATGCTATTTGTTTATCTAGTGCTTCTGCTGTTTTTAATATTATATGGTGTTGGTACATTATTCGTACTTTCCTGAATATCTTGACTTTATTGGTTCGTCATAGTCTGCTCTGTTGCTGGCCGCTCCACTATAACTACCACGTGTTCCAGTTGCTGATGTGTCTGTTTGTACTACAATTTTACCACTGTTTTCACTAGTGCTATTTACGTAAAGTCCAAACCATGCTGCACCTGCTCCTACTACAACACTAACTAAACCTGCTTGTGGCATGCTTGGATCTGGTAATGCCATAAACCATTCTGTTACACGGTATAGCAAATAAATGTACATACTAATAAATGCACGTGGGAATAAACGTAATCTATCAAACCAATATGGAAATGCTTCCATCCATGATACTTTGCCGTCATTATTCATATCGTTATTCATTTTACTATTCCTTTATTATACATGTATTTATACTCAAGTCAATAAAAAACCTAGTGTAAATTAATACACTAGGTTTATAATTAGTTGTTAAGTTAACTAAAACTTAGTAAGCGAAATCAACTGCTGTCCAACCTGAACCTAGTGCTGTTGCTAGATCTGCTGCTGTCCATGCGCCTGTGTTTTCAATTGCTACACGTACTTCGTCACCTGCAATTGCGCCGATGATGATTGGTGTTGCTTTTGATGCTAGTGTTTTGTATACTAGTTCCATGTCTGCGTCTACCATGCCTGTGTGGCCTAGTGTGAAATGTGTTACTGATGCTAGCGCGAACTGGCCTGCTGCATATACGTCATTTACTTTAGTTGTCATAATAATATCTCCATTATATTTTAAAATTGTCTGTAGCTTTGCTACTACATTTATTTATCCTTTTCAATGATAAATTTTATGTTATTACCTCTGTAATTTCAACAAATATCGTCCAATCTACTGTTGTTGCTGCTGAGCCTTGTACTGTTACTTTTAAACTGTTATTAGTACTATCAGCTGATAATGACCCTGTCCATCCCTGTCCTGTGTCTGCTGTAGTTACTCTATTGTTATCACCAATTAGTGTAATATCGCTAGATGATCTATGAATTATGCCATTTATAACAAAACTACAATGGTCTGCGCCACTTGTTGATACATATGTTGCTGTAAACTTTGCGGTTGTGCCTATTTCCATGTCTATTCTTGAGGAATCACTAAACAATACTTCTGTATCAACTGCATCAGTTGTTTGTATTGCCATAACCATGTTACGTTGATTAGCAACGTGGCTAACTATACTAGTCTTCTGATTTGAAATACCTTGTACTTCTACATCATGTGTAAATGTTCTGTCTCCAGGTATTACTGGTTCTGCCCATTTGTTTTCTACATATGTTTCTGTTGCCAAATCTGCAATACTTGGAATATATGGCTTGTTAGCTAATTGATCGTAGTTACCATTAAATAATGTTGGTGTATTTGTTAAGTCGTTATAATTACCACTAAAACCTACACCTAGCGATGCAAAATCAATACTGGCAACTACAACATCTGGATTTGATACTGTTTCTATTAAGTTTAATGTTGATCCTGATGATGTTAAGCTATATTCTTTTAATGATGGTATATTTGTTAAGTCGTTATAATTACCACTAAACAAGTTTGGTTTGTTATTTAGATCTAAATAACTACCACTAAAATGGTGTCCACGCTCTAAAAGTGCTTGTGTTACATAACTAGTAGTTGCATAACCTTCTAAGTCAAAATCGCCGTCTGTAATTTGCGTTGCGATTGTATTTGTTACATACGCTTTTGTAGCAAATGTTTCTTCTAAATCTGCATTTTCCCATAATGAGTTAAGTGCATTATACATTAGTACATGGTTGTCTGTTTCAATACTACCAATTGCTACATCTGATAAACCATCAAGTGTAGTTGTACCAGCGCCTGCTGAAATAGCTGCGTTCATTTGTGCTGTTGTAGAGTAGTTACTTAAATCTACATTACCACCCGCTGATGCAACAATCTTAGCATCAATCTCTGCTTCAGATATGAACAGTGATGTGTCTGGAATAGTAGGAGTACCAGTTAGCGATGAATAATTACCATTAAATAATGTTGGCTTATCAGTCAAGTCATTCCAAGATGAAACACCACCACTTGGTATTGCATCAATTAATGCTTGTACTTGTACTGTTGTTGAGTAGTCACTTAAATCTGTGCTTGGTAATGCATCAATTAATGCTTGTATTTCTGGGGTTGTTGAGTAGTTAGTTAAATCTGTACTTGGTATTGCATTAATTAATGCTTGTATTTGTGCTGTTGTTGAGTAGTTACTTAAATCTACATTACCGCTTCCTGCTGCAACAATCTTAGCATCAATCTCTGCTTCTGTAATAAAATTTGCAACTGCTGCAGATACATCTGCTGCTGTTTGGTATCCAGATAAAACTGGCAAGTTAGCAAGACTGTTATAATCTCCGCTAAAGATATTTGCTACGTTTGCTGGTGTATAACCAAGTGCTGTTAGCACATGTGACATTGTTACTGTTGTTAAGAATCCACTGTCATTAGTTAGATCACTTACGTTTGTAGGTATAACTGGTGCATTATATAATGCATTATAGTTTCCATCAAAGACACTAGGCTTATCAGTTAAGTCAGTATAACTACCGCTAAACAATGTTGGCGTATTTGTTAAATCGTTATAGTTGCCACTAAATGTATTTGGGTGTTCAATTTCATCAATAGCTGTAGTCAATTGAGCTGAAGTTACTAGTCCACTAACATCTGGTATTAGATTGGTTGTATCTGTTAAGCCGCTTACGTCTGTTGGTATTATTGGTTTATTAACTAAGTCATTATAATTACCACTAAAGTCGCCACCACCGCCACTGCCACCACTAGCACTAGCTTCTGATGTGTTTAGTAATAATGCTTCTCTGCTATCTAGTTTTTGGAATAACTTAGTACCAACATTAGCACCAGGTGTAGTAGTTAACATTCTGTCTACTGAATCCCAGTAGTATATATCACCAACATTTCCTGGTAATTCCATGTGTGTTTTTACACCAAATAATCTAACACTAAAGCTATCATCATCTGCTTTAACAATAACACCAGTTGGACTTGTTACATCTGAGAGCCAACCACTACTATCTAAAGTAACTAATTCACCTAACTCAAAGTTATGTGGTGCTTGCTCAACAGTAATATTTCTTTCTTTACCAGAGAAATTAAATCTAGATGCAATTTGTATTGCGAATTCATTAGTAAGTCCGCCTGGTAAAATGTCTGGTAGAGGAAATATATAAGGCTTACCTTCTCTTGTTTCGAAAAGTATACCATCATCTGTATCAATTGCACTCTCACCATACTGTGTAGGATCTACTGCGCTGTTTAATTGATCTTCATCAACAAGAACTGCTACGATGCGTGTTGGTCCTACTGACGTTAATTGTGAAACTTTTAGTACTTTGCCACTACTGCTAGTAGCAATATAATCTCCTACCTTTACGTCTCTTCCGTCATACTGTGATGGAGTAAAACCTACAGTACCACTATGTAATTGTGCTGTTACATCGATGGTAGCATCGTATGTATACACAAAATTATTTTTCATATCTTTTGGTGTAAGAGTTACTAATCGTACAGGTAATAATTTTGGTGCGTCAATTACAATACTCATTTTACATAATCACATTCATTAATGCGTGGCCGTTTGCATCTGCTCCTGTTGCAGCAGTGTTTACTTTAATTGTAAATTCAGTTGTTAATGTTTCTGGTGTTGTTGAAACAATATATGTTGCTGTTGGAAATCTCATTTTATATAAATTTGTTACTGAGTCATAGCCCATGTATGTAATACTTTTTATACTGCGAGCATAACTGTGTGTAAATGTAATATCAGTACCTGAGATACTAGCTGTTACACCTGCTGGTAAATCTCCAACTGTAGTTGGTTCTCCTGCAGCGTCAAAGTTAATACGTGCTTCCCAACTACTACTATTTGCACCTGCATTGCCGTCTAGTCCTATTGTGATACTTGTTGCATCTTCTGTTAATGTAAGGCCTTCTGTTGATTTTACTGTTTTAAATTCTAATCTGTTGCTTGCAAACTGTTTAAATATTTTTGATCCACTTGCATCTAAGTTAACTGCATCTGTTGCAATTGTTTGTGATGGATTGTTGTTGCTTAGTAAGTATGTATTGTTTATTCCCTGTGGAATGTCATCAGTAGTTAAGTTTTCTAATTTATGTATAAGAATACTTAAATTTGTTTCTGTTGCGTCTATTCGTCTCTCGTTCTTTGTTCCTAGGAATACGTACTGTGATGCTTGGACATCTGCCATAGATGCCGCAACTACTAGTCCGCCTGCAATTTCGTCATAAACATAAATTGTATCATGTTCAAGCCTAAAATCTGCATCGTTTCCTGATTTAATTTGTGTCACTCTTGTGTTTGGCATTTATATATCTCCTAGTGTAATTAGTTCTATTTGGTCTTGATCAATAATAAAACCAGAGGCAAAAACTACAGTGTTCTCTTGAACTATATAGTTACTCTGGTGTACTTTGCCTTTGTTAACAAACACTTCTTGAAAATAGTTTGCAATAGGCATTAGGTTGTTTAATTGATCTAGGAATTGGTATGATGTTTGATTTGCTACACCCATTACTGGCTTACTGTGTACTAGTTTAACATCTGTTTCGTTTGTAATTGTATCTACATGTAATATATCACTCTCTCTTACTGTGGAAAAGATTAATGTATTGTTTTCTGTAAATGTATAATCGCTTGGGTTTAATCTTCTGCCATTACGATATACAATTGTATAATTTGCGTTTAGTTGAATACTATCATTATTATGAATTCTCAAGAAGCCATACTCATGTGTTGGACCAGGACCTGCTAATACAATTTGACTAGATTTAAGTTCCCCAGTAAATCCGTCACTACCACCAAGTTTACTAGCAATACTTGCATCAACATTGATTACAAGACTGTTTCCATCAACACTTGGTTGTATGTCAATTAAATTACCTGAGGCTAGTGATTTAAATCCTAAATCATTGCCAACTGAATTAGTAAGCAAACTTTGTCCACCAGCACCACTTGTTGCGCCTGTTATGAATAGCTTTCCTGTTTCCCTGTCTGCAGCAATGCTGTTAACAAATATTTTGCCGGCTGCATCGTAGACAAGTATATCGCCATCTGCAATCAGATCGTCTAGACGTATATCAGGTAATGGTAATGAAGTAATACCGCCACTGTGTGCTTTAATTGCCAATGTAATTCTCCTCGTTTAGTGTATTTAGTTAGATCAATAGAACTGCTTTGTCAAAAATACCATGTGTGGCAACTACATACTCTGGGTCACCAAGGTATTCTCTGTCTACCTTTACTCTTATATATACAAAGTTTCCTTGGAATGTTGTGCCTACTGTTGTAGATGAAGCTGTAAATTCTAAGTATGGATGCTCTTGATCCAATTCTATTTCAAACCAATCAGTTTCTGATGGCTCTAATATTAGTGTTGCTTCGAGATGAATTCTGCCAGTGAAATTTGATAAGTGGAAACTCATAGTTTGTAAGCCATCCGCAAAACCATAATAGCCATCACCTTTAACGGCATTACTGGTGTAAGTTAGTTCGTTTTGATTGGTTAGTACTATTACTGCATTAGCCATTGTTATTCATCTCCTATTAAATATAATAGTATTTATGCTTTAGGAGTTTTAATTAATACTACACGTTCAACAGAAAACTTAATATCACTACCAAATCTGAGCTTAAACATCATTAGTCCAGGTTCGTCATTTGTGTATACTGTAGGTATATTAAGAGAGCTAGATGGATAAGATCCAAAGCCTGACTTTCTTTGACTTCCAAAAATCCATGTTCTGCTTGTTCTGCCCATTGCATATACCATACGCTTGTCTTGAATTTCATCTTCAATAAATTTAATTGCTTCCTTTGATAATTCCACTTCTAAGTTTTTATACTTGGTTGGTGTCATCTTAAATAGGAAATGGTCATAATATAGCTTACTGCGATGAACTGCACTAGTATCAAATTCTAGTATAGTAGATGCATGTGACATATCAACTGGTGTTTGTATTTTTTCAATATGCTTATTAAGTTCTGGAGCAGACATTATATGCTCCAGTAGTGCAATATCACTTGTATATATTGTATAAGTTAATGTGTTAGGAAGCAAATCTGCTGACCAGACTATTTTTCTTACAACTTTATAATGACTATCAAACTCTTTTGGAATCTTTGGTATTTCATTGAATACTCCAAAATCTGCTAATATACATCTACTATGATATTTTGCATACCATCCGTCAGTTGAGTGTTCCCATAATGGGTGAGACTTAAGATTATCAAACATATCATTATGCAATTACTATTTTGCCATCTTTATAATCAACATCAATTGTATTTTGTGTTGGATTAGCTAACATATGCTTTGCTAGTGGTAGTTTTATCTTCTGATTAATAAGGCGTGATAAAGGACGAGCGCCCATCGCTGGATCAAAGCCTTCTTTTTCTAGCATACCAATTGTAGTAGGTGCCCATTTAAGTATAATGTTTCTATCTGATACATATGTTTCTACTTCTTTTAAGAACTTAGTAACAATTGATTTCATATTCTCTTCTTTTAATCCATTAAATCTTATGATACCATCTAGACGGTTACGGAATTCTGGTGCAAAGAAATTATTAATAGCTGAATCAATTGCCTTACTATTAAATGTTTCTTCATTAAATCCAATACTTTTAATAGTTGCATCACGTGCGCCTAAGTTAGATGTCATAATGATAATTGCATTTTTAGCACTTACTACTTTGCCTGAGCTACTTGTAATTGTACCTTCGTCTAACAATGATAGCAATACGCTCATTAGATCTGGGTGCGCTTTTTCAACTTCGTCTAATAGCAATACGCAATTTGGATTGTCTTCTAGTTGTGTAATTAGTAACCCATCGCCTGCTTTACCATCTCCATGACCAACATATCCTGGAGGCGAACCAATAAGCTTACTTACTGTATGACTCTCCTGATACTCTGCCATGTCATATCTGCATAACTTCATATTCATAGTTGTTGATAAACGTTTTGCTAGTTCAGTTTTACCTACACCTGTTGGGCCTGTAAACAAGTAACTTGCTGTAGGTTTATTTGGATCTTTTAATCCTGCTAAACTAACTGTAATTGCATCTACTACACTGTTAATAGCATCTGGCTGACCAAACACTGTTGATTCTAAATACTCTTTTACGTCCACATGCTTGGTTGGTATTTCTTTTTCTGACTTAACACCCATATGTTCTACTGGAACGCCAACAAGTTTAGATACTTCTTCACGTATTGAATCAGTTGTAATTCTTTGTACACGATCTTCATATGGCAATATACGATTTGCTGCACATGCTCTATCAATAATATCAAATGCTTTGTCTGGTAATTGCTTATTGAATATGTATTGTACGCTTAAATCAACTGCCATTTCTGCTGCTGCAAGATCAATATCTACATCATGAAAGTCCATATAACTATCAAGTGTGTTGCATAATATTTCTTTTGCTTCTTCAGCAGATGGCTCGACAACTGCAATCTTAGTAAAGCGGCGAGCTAATGCTGATTCTTTTTCAAATATCTTACGATACTCTTCATCTGTTGTTGCGCCAATTACCCTTAACTTGCCACTACTTAATGCTGGCTTTAGCATGTTTCCTGCATCCATACTACCATTACTACTGCCTGCACCAATCATTGTGTGTATTTCGTCAATAAACAATACGATATCATTAACTTGCAATAGTGCTTCACTAAGTTGCTTCATGCGTTCTTCAAAGTCACCTCTGTATTTTGTACCAGCAACTAATTTACCCATATCTAGTTCCCATACTGTGCTTGTGCTGATAATTTCTGGCACTTCGCCTTCAACAATCATTTTAGCCAATCCTTGTACGATTGCGGTCTTACCTACACCGCTTGGGCCTGCTAGTATAACATTACTTTTCTTTTTACGTGCTAATGTTTGTACTAGGTCAATAAGTTCCTGTCTACGTCCTATAACATCATCAAACTCTGGACTCACTTGGTTTAGGTTTATACAAAATTGTTCAATAACTTCCATGTGGTTGACATCAGATTTTTTCTTCTTTGTTGGTCCTGGTATTTGTGCATATGAACCGTATGTTGCATTAAGGTTTGCATTTTGTTGATTATAATAATCTTCTTCTGCACTAGAATATTGCTCGTACCCTGCATCTAAATCTGCCATCCAGTTTACAATCTTAGTTTTAGTAAGACCCATTTGGTCTGAAAACATTACACTTGTAGACTTTTCTTCACTTAGTATACTAAGTACCAAGTCTAGCTGGTTGATTGATTTCTTTCCTTGAAAAAGTGCCTGTGTTAATGCACGATTGAATACTCGTTCTAGCATTTGTGTTTTGCGTGGTGCTGATTCCTCAATTGGATCACTTATCAATTCACCACATTGATTTTCTAAGAATTCAATCAGTGCTGACTGTAATCCTTCATGATCAGCAGCAATTTCATAACACATTGTTCTAATTTGTGGATCGTCAAGTACCACGGCAGTCAAGTGTTCAATTGTCAAGTAATCATGTTTAAATCTTTTTGCTAAATCAATCGATGTTAGTATAATCTGTTCAATGTCAGTCATTTTTCAACCTTGTTATAAATTCTTCAATATTCTCATCAGTTAATTTTGGTACTGATGTGTTAACGTGTATTCTTAAATTACCACGCTTTTTTGTTTTGCGACTATAAAGTCCATGTCCTGGTACAGTAATAATAGATCCAGATATCATAATGTCATCTGGTATTTGTACTTCAATATAATCATCTTCTGGTCCATTAATAATGATAGTTCCTCTTTTAAGTACTGATATTAAATCCAGTGTCTTATACATTATAAGATGAATACCTTGTCTTGTAAAGTCTTTATTTGCTAATTCTTTAATATTAATTATGTATTTTTGATTTTTATCTTTGATATGAAATTTGTCATCTTTTTGAGCGCCAGGAGGAATAGTAACACTAATATACATTTCTTCACCGCCAATGTCAACTAAAATAACATCATCAATCCCTAATATTTGTTGTTTTACACTAAGCTTGATATTAACTAATTCTGTGCTTGGTGCGTTCATTATAGGTACATGCTTTTTATTGATGATAGCTTCATAAGCTTGGCTAATTTCTAGCCACTGCTTAACTGTGCCGCCTCCATCTGGATGATATTTTTTGGCCAAATTCTTGTAAGCATCTTTAATTGCTTTTAGACCTGAATTAGGGGGGATTCCTAATATTTCCCAAGGATTGTTATTCTGTTTCTTCATAGTACTGTTTGTATGCTGCAATAATTGACTGTTGTTGCTTTAATAGTTTAATTATATCAGCCATATTTAGTGATAAATTTTGGTATCCTTCATCTGTAACAGAAAACAATACCACATCAGTATTACTGCCACCTAGCTGTTGGAAAATTTCTTCTACGTTATCAGGAGTTACTATAATCCATTCAACATTTCTTGCTTGGTATGTATCTACATTTGGAACAATTAAAGGTTGCTTGGCTATAGGGGCGGCGTCGATTGTTATTTCACGTGGTACATTACTGCAAGCTGTCAGTATCATTGCTGTTAATACAATTAATAAACTCTTTTTCATCTGCCTCTCCTTGTATAGGTGCCTGTCCGCTTAATAGCTCTACACATCTAAATACTTCATTACTGCCTTTATTTACCCGTTCTTGAATCATTCCTGGTCGTGCAATTGCTAGTTTTCCAATATCACGAGTATTTCCATTTGCACTTTGGTTAAACTTTTTTTCCAATGTTAAAACATCTTGTCTGCTTGAATTAAAATCAATGTTTAGTTTGTTGATTGATGCTGTCATTCTAACAAGATCTTTTTGTAGTGCTTGGGTTGCTTGTTTTTGTGTATCTAAACTAATTTCTAACTTTGCCTGATTTTGAGCTGCAACCATTAATGCTCGCTGAGTATCTATATAGTACCAGTAGGCAGCACCAGCAAACAATGCGAATGCAGCAAACATGATTAGGTATACTTTTAATTTTGCAAACATTTTAATTCTCTAATATTTGTTTAGGAATTTAATACGCTCTGAAATTTCTTCTGATTGTGTGCTAGTGTTTATGTGATATTCATAACTTGAAGTATACACGCGACTATTAAATTCTTCTTCACTCCATTCGGATGGGGTCTTATTTTTAAAACTAGTAAATTTAAAACTATCAATTTCATTATCAGTACGTTTTACATCCTGTAAAATTTTTTCAATACGCTCAAATAATTTACTATCTCTCTCTAATTCAACAAACACATGAAATTTTCCGTCTGGTGTTGGATTATCACTAACATCAATATCTAATGCTGAATGTCCTGTTTCTAAAAACTGACTTAAATCTTTTGCAGGCAGTAGCTCTTGTACTTCAAAGGAAACTACTACTACATTTTTATCGTCACCAACTTTACTTTTGTATTGGTCAACACTAAATGTACTAGAGATCATATTAACTAGGTCGTTTTGTTTTAAGCCTTCATTAATCTGCTTGGATTGCATCTTCATCTCCTAAACCATCATCGTATGCTTGTTCTACTGATTGGCTATTAATTTCTTGATTGTCTACACTCAATTTTTGATCTGTTAGACCTTCCATATACTTACGTGGAATTTCTAATGTTACTAGCCAAATTGGACGCTTAACTTGTTTTGCACGAGCTTGACCAGGACGGCGACCATCTGCATTATCTACTTGCTCGCTATCTTCTGGACTTCTTAGTTTAGCAGCAGTTATTAGTTCATCTTTTGCATAATAAACTTTACAATTATTGCGTGTTAATCTTTGTGTTCCTTCTGGATCTGGCATAAGTTTGTATGGATACATTAGTGTAACTGTAACCCAATATTTGTCAATATGTGGTCCTTCTACAACTTCACCTTCAATCCAATTCTTGTAAGCATACAAGTTCATCGTGTCAAGAACACGTTCAATATCCATCAGAGTATCCAATGCACTTGATTTACTAATATTACTCTTAAGAGTGTCTAAAATATAATTTTGATCCATTTTTAAATTCCTTATAGTATTATTTATCCATTATAGTCTGCGTAGTTAACTGACTACTTTTTTTGTTAAATACATACGAGCAGGCAAGCAGGCCTAATAATATTAACTTACGAATAGGAGTAAACATGGCTAAAAGAGCTCAGACTACCAAAAAACAGAAACATCAACAAAAAACGCAAGATAACAATGTAATTAACGTGAACAATTATAAAAAGAGACAATCTCACGTGCATATTATTCCAAAGAACTTGACACAAGAAGATTACTTGGAAATGCTAGACGATAGTAATAAATCTATCGTATTTGCAATGGGACCAGCAGGCACAGGTAAAACTATGCTAGGCGTTCTCGCTGCTATACAAGCAATGAAAACCAATCAATGTGACAAAATTGTTATCACACGCCCCGCCGTTAGTGTTGATGAACAGCATGGCTTCCTTCCAGGAACATTAGTAGAAAAGATGGCGCCATGGACTAGACCAATATTTGATGTTATGGAAGAATATTGGAGCCCACAAGAAATAGAGACTATGATTGCAGCAAATACTATTGAAATTGCGCCACTTGCTTATATGCGTGGACGTACTTTTAAAAATGCTTGGATTGTAGCAGATGAAATGCAAAATGCAACACCATCACAAATGAAAATGTTACTAACCCGTATTGGAGATAATAGTAAGATTGTCGTAACTGGTGATTTGCATCAACACGACCGTGGTTTTGAAGACAACGGTTTAAAGGACTTCGTTCGAAAATTAGAACAGCGTGATAGTCCTATGATAGGCATAGTTCAGTTTGAACGCAAGGATGTTGAACGTCATCCAGTTGTGTCAGCTGTATTAGGCATTTATGGAGACGACGATATAGATTAAAACCAAAGATTGTTGGCTCTAAGCCAACAATACTGGTCCAGCTTGCCGCTCAACTTAATCTAAATACTAGTCTTCAGTTAATTGTGCCAACAGCTCCTGTTGTGATATGTAATCAAGTTCACTTTCCAACATAACAATTTTTTCCTTAATTCCTAACTTCTCAATCTTTAATTTTTTAATTGAGTTTTCATTAAGATGTGATTGTATCATGTCTGAAATTTTAGCATCAAGTATTTGATGTTTGCTTTTTAGACTTGTAAGATATCTCATCTTACTATTAATAGTTCCTGTTCCCATTATTTTTCTCCTAAAATTAAATCAGTAATATCTGACCATGTATCAACTTTAATTAGTTGATCGTTTACTCGGTCTTCATTATGTCCATGTTTAAGCAACAGACATTTTAGACCAAATTGCAATCCACACTCTGCATTTTCAAACTTATCCTCTAACCAGTATTCTGCATTAGGATATTTTTGTGTATAGTATGTTAGTGCATCATCTTTATCAGCACCAGTATCTAAACAAATAACTTCTTCTACTACATCTTCACCAAATACATTTTTGATGTTATCGATACGCAGCAACCGAGCTTTTCTATCAAGACTTAGACTTGTAATTACTACAAACTTATATCCATTTTCAACTAACTTAGCCACACCACTACGTGAATCACGGAATGCGGTTAGATATCCCATCCATGCACTACTATTAAACTGTTTAATTATTGTGGTACATTCGTCTCTTGTGATACCATATACTTGTGACATATCATATACATCTGCATCAGATTTTGTATAACCATTACTGGCCATCCATGCATCAAATGCTGTTACCCAATCAAGCATTACGCCATCACAGTCTGTTAGTATTATTTTTTCATTTGTATTAATTTTCATTTTCATCGTCTTTCTTACATATTTTATTATATCATCTTTATAGCACCATAATTGGGGCCTGTCAACATAAATCAGAACATTTATTAAAAAAATACCCACAGTCCGGTAAGTCTGTGGGCGTTTTATGCTATTCTGGTTTTGGTGGTGGTTTAGGTTTTGCTTTACGTCTACCCCACTGCCCGACTTGTAAATTTTCAGTACGGGCTCCTGGTTGACATACGGTAACAGTACCACCTTTGTCTAAATATTCACGAATTTGTTTGCTAAGTTGCTCTTTTGCAGCTGCTTCTTCATCTGTGATTACTTGTTTATTAATAGCCATAAAGTTTATTTCCCTAGTTGTTTAATAGTTATATTCTAACATTTTAAGATATAGTTGTCAAGTATTATTTTAGTATTGATCGAATGGAACAACGACACCATTCTTCCATTTAACAAGAGCTTCCAGTGCTTCATCAACTGTGTCATATACTTTAACTTTTAAATCCCAACAGTTGTCACCATTATCTTCGGTCACATATATATGATCGTCAGCACTTAACTCTAATAATATTGCCCACTTGTGATCGCTTGCTGTGTTCATCGACGCATACTTGCAATATCTTTGGCATCTTCTTTGCGATCAGCAAATATTGGTACCATATTTGATTTGTGCATTGTAGCAATACCAAGTAGTTGTCGCTCACCACTATATGTATTTGCTTCACGGGCGGCGCCATGTCCTGCAACTGTATTACTAAGTTCGATCTTTGGTTTATGTGCTTTGTAATCTGGGATTGAATTTAGAGCTTGGCGTTTCTTCTTCGCGGCGAGTTGCTCTGGATGTACACCTTGTTTACGCAAAAACTTATCGTGTTCTGCTTCAGCTTTGAGAAGCTTTGCAGTCTTCTTACGATTAGATTTTTTGCTGTTGTACTTTGTTGTGGTCATATGAGGACCTAATAAGTGCATTGTCATAAAAAAACTCCTGCTATAATTACTGTTATGTAAGTATTGTAGCAGAAGCTAATTATAATGTCAATAGTTATTTTAACTATTCGGCTTTCCAAATAGTCCATGCACCATATGCAATTGCTGCATAAGCTGCTAGTTTTGCAAACGGTCCTGCAATCAGTATAACTAATCCTACACCAATTAATACTGCACCGTCTAATGATGTACGTTCTTCAATTCTTGATTTAATCCAATTTTTAATCATTTTTGTCCTCCGGTTTTACATAGGGTGATTTGTCCATTGCAATCTTTAATGCAAGTGATTGTATATCATCAATCAATATATCAATAGCTGCGTCACGTTCTGGAGTCTTAATAAATCCTCCGTACTTTGCACTATGCAATTGTTTTGATTTTTTATGCATTGTTTCCACTACATGAATCATGTCACTTATTTTATGAAGCATATGTTATCCCTTTATCTTATCTTATTTTACGTTATATTATATAATATATATTTTAAAATGTCAACTTATATCAAAGACTTTTTAACACATTTTCAGGAGACGTTTCTCCATACGGATCAGTATCACTACCATCGTTATTAATACCTGGCTCTTCAAACCAATGCGTAATTACACCATTGTCTATAACTGCTGCATATCTCCAACTGCGTTTACCAAATCCAAGATGCGTTTTATCAATAAGCATATCCATGCCTGATGTAAATTCTCCGTTACCATCAGGGATAACTTTTACATTTTGCAAACCTTCTGAACGAACCATTTGCGCCCATTTATTCATTACAAAACTATCGTTTACACTAATACAATAGATATCATCAATACCTTTATCGTAAAATGCTTGTGCATCATTTTCAAATCCAGGTAGTTGATATGTACTACACGTTGGTGTAAATGCACCTGGTAGTGAAAACACTACTACTCGTTTATCATTAAAATAATCATCTGTTTTCATGTCTTGCCAACGAAATGGATTATCGCCACCAATATTTTCATCACGAACTCTTGTTTTAAAAGTAACCGTTGGTACGGTTGTTCCTACTTTATTCATCTAGTTTTCCTTTAATTTATGGTACCCGTGATCGGACTCGAACCGATACGCTGTGAAGCGAGAGATTTTAAGTCTCTTGTGTCTACCATTCCACCACACGGGCACTCTATTCTATAATTCTCGTGTATGTGAGGGGAGTTCTCAACACAGGGTAATTCCTGCTCCGCCCATCCTCACTAACGACAAACACATGCCGGCATACTTGCATCGAGCCTTTTGTTGTGACTGCAACATCACTTCTCGTCATATGGGATTTGCTGACCCATACTAGTTGGTGCTACCCAACACGTCTCTTTATTCTTGCTCTTTTGTTGGCAAGCATCCAAATACTACAGTTACTATTGTACCAACGACTGGTATAATTAATCCTACTATCCACCAAAGACTGTTTCCAGTATCGCGAATTCGGCGTGCGGTAGTTGCTAGTGCATACCAAAGTACTGTGACCATTACTATTAGTGAAAGCCATGGCATGGTTGCCAGTAATGCTTCTCCAATAATATATCCAAGGGTACCAATAATAATCATTGCCCAATATTGTGAACGGTTTGCAGTGCCGTCAAAGTTAAAATATTCTTTCATGTTTTCTTTATCTCCGTATCTTTAAAGTTTTCTTTTCCATTGCCTCTGAAGTCTAATTCTTTCCCGCATGTCTTTCCACAAATCCAAAGACGATTATCTGAGTTTGTTTCCCAACTTGCTACTAAGTCATTTGCAAAATATGGAGTTTTAAGTATGTCAAATAGCGAATGCTTTGACAAATCATTAAAATCTTCACCGTAACGATCCCACATATTCTTATTGTCTTCGATACGTCTTGGTGTTGCCATATCATGTCCTATTTTACTATAGTACCATCCCTGCCAACAGCAAGGCCATACTTTGCCCTGATAATCGATAAAAATACTCTTATCTCTTTTAGTCTGACATGATATTTCTGTAACCTTCACATAATTATCAAAGCCTTTATGTTTTTTAATTACATCATCTATTTTATTAGTAGTATTAGATTTTATTTTTGTAGGTTCTGCTAATATAGTTGCAAGTGCTTTTTCTTTTTGTTCTGCGGTCTTTCTTTTGTTTTTTGCTACATGTTGTTTAGCAACAAATGTTAATTCTTTTTTAGTTTCAATCGCTTCAACTTCTTCTCCCTCATAATTTGTAGGGATAACAAATCTATTTGATTTCTTATATCTAAATTTGACAAAGCCCATGTCTTTTGCTAGTTGTCTCGCTTCATCTATCTGATGTTCATTGTGCGCAAATCCAATAAAGTACCAGTTTGCAATGCCACCATTAGCAATGAATGCTTTTGCATTACGCATAATAATATTCCACTTAGAATTCACACGATACAAATGATTAGTGTCTTCTAATCCATCAATAGCAAAGATAACTCTGTCTGACTTTTGCATAATAGATGCAAGTTCAGCCCACCATTCTTCTGTTTGTGCAGACCCATTTGTACTTAACGTAACTTCTGGTACTCCAATATCTTTGCACATCTTTACTACTTCTAGTAAATGAGGATACATTATTGGATCGCCGCAATTCCCATTAATGAATACATGTTCTGGAAGAAACGGTTTCATGTCTTCTAATGCTTGTTGTATTACTCTAGGATCAGTATCAGTTAAGTCTAAATCATCACGTTTCTTTAGCTTTACATTATCCCCATCCATGCCAGTTGTTCTAACGCACATCGGACATAACAGGTTACACCTAGAAGTAAGTTCTAATTGCATTACACCTACATCAAATTTGATGTACTCTAAGTTCTCTGACTGCGCCATTTTAAAAATACTTCTTTAGGTAACTTGCTATATGCATGTTTTATTTCTATCATTGTATTTTATCATAATGGTCCATTCTGGATGTTTGTTAACAAGTTCATTTGCTTCTAACAAACTATTAGCAGTATATTTAATACTTCCAGTCTTAAGATTCATTATGTAAAACATTATTTGTTTAGCATCCTTGTACATGTAAAAAAGCTATTCTCATTTAAACAGTCTTTCCATTGATGAAAGCCTATTGCTAGTAAAAGACCAACAACAACTGCAAGAAATACCTTATTCATGCTCGCCGCCGTTTGCACGACCGCCATAGTTACCAAATACTTGCGGCTTACGCTTCGCGGTTTCAAATGTTGCTACTGTTACTGCAATTGCAGCAAGTAACAACGCATGTATTACCATACTAATTACGCCTGCCCACATGCTACTTACAATAATAGCAAACACAATACACCACATCCACGCAAGTACTTGCATGATCATATGTCGTGTGCTGAAGTCTGGAATGTTACTGAGTGGATTCTTTTCATGATCCATTACTACATTCCAACAATTATATACCCATTCTCTCATTGATATTACCTTTCTAAATATTATCTTTGTAGGATAGTGTGCATCTGCATCATCACGAAATTCAATTGCATCGTTTACGTCATGGAACTCTTGAGATATTTTTGTATCCTTAAACCATGCTGTTACTCTATACATCACTAAACTTTCTTTTTTTGGCGACCCCTATAGGATTCGAACCTATGACCTGCTGCTTAGAAGGCAGCTGCTCTATCCAGCTGAGCTAAGGAGTCAGTTAGTTCTATCCAATTACGCTATCCAATTGGTCTATTTCATTCTGTAAACTTTTAATACGATCTTCCATCCAGCTAATAGCTGTATAGATATGACCAGTAGCACTAGGCTGTATTTTAGATTTTGCATGAGCTATTTCTGCTTCAAGCACACTTATAGTATTCAGATGATCCATTACAGTAATGTCAATGAATGCATCAATATCATCTTTACCTATCATAACTTATCCTTTTATTACATGATATATTGTACAACAATATATTAAGTATGTCAAGTATTAATTTGAAAAGACTTTGTTTGCTTCAGCCATTGCAGATGATTTTGAATGATCTGATGAGTTGTTGTATCTACGGGTTTGAGATACAGTTTCAATATCTTCTAACACTTCAATTTTCTCAATAACTTTATTTAAAGCTCGTAATCCTTCTTGAGATTTTTCATTAGCGATTTGCTTTTTAATAATTTCTACAACTTGTCTGCTCGTGATCATTTTTCTACATCCTTTGTTATCTAGTTTAATGAATATAACACTTATCAAAGTGTTTGTCAATGCTTTTAGTTACTATTATCTATATTTATCTTCATTGCATTAACTACTATGATAACAATTATTCATAAAAAAAGGAGAAGACAAAAGTCCTCTCCTAAAGTTGTCTAGTTTTATCTAGATGTTTTATTTATTCTCTTAGAATGAGAAACTTAAACCAACTGCTGGTGTTGTTTCTTCTGTGTCTACATTGTAGCCTACTTCTGCATATACTTCTGCACCATTCAATACTGTTACATAACCAGCACCGACATTTTGTAGTGTATTGTTTTCATCACCATTCAAGAATGTGTTTACGCCCATCATACTATAACCTAATTCGTATGCAAAATCATCTGCATATGTTACTGCTAAGTCAATGTCTGATACTGTTGCTGCAACACCGTATGTAAGGTCTGATGATGCTTCGTTGTAATCTACTACTACGCCTACATTTGCAATACCTGCATCTACTACAGTTGCTAATTGTACATTTGTTACATCTGTGATATCAGTTGTTACATCTGTCATGCCAACCATTACTGCTATACCACCAAATGATAGTTGTACGTTTTCGTTTGACTCTGCTGGGTTAGCTAGTGTTGTACCGCCAACTACTTCAAGGCCTGCACCTAAGTCAAAAATATCTTCTTGGTCACCAAATGATACACCTAATGCACCTAATTGTGTTCCTACTGAGTAACGATCAAGTATAATGTCGCCACCTACTTCTTTTAAGTCAACTGACACATCGCCAGCTTCACTACCAAAACCTAATTTGATTGTTGGTGCCATTACAAATTTGTCAGATGCATTTTCTGTTACATCTAAATCTACTGAGCCAGTTACATCGGCCATTGCTACGTTCGCACATAATAGTGCTGTTGCGGTTGTTAAAAACTTACGCATATTTTATTTCCTTTTTATATATTTGAATTGAGTGGGGTTACTTACTAACTAGCCACTCGATTACTTATCACAAAAACACACAATTTACTATAAATCTTAAGAAGTTCTCTTCTGTTTATATCATTATGTTGTACATATGCAACATAGTGATTCTGTGCCTTATTAATATCCACATTTTAACACAACTATATGCATATGTCAAGTAATTAAAAATCTTCACTGTGTGCCTTCGTCCAAGCGCCAGTTCTATTAATATTAAAAACTACTGCCATTCCAAAATCAATTGTTGGTGCATCTTTGAGTTGTTGCCAGACTTCACTCCACATAGTATGTGCTTCAAACTTTTGATTTCCGTCTGCTTTAGCAAATGTTGGTATTAATAAATCTTCTGGTTTAGTATAGCACCAGGTTTTAAATCCCTCTGTATTAAATGTAAAAGATATATCACTTATCATTGGGGCAAATGGATGCCCACTATACAATAAACTATCATGTTGTGCCACACAACGACTAATACCGTTTAAAGAATGTACTTTAATTTCTTCACATTTTTTTAAATAATCGTTAATATGTACTCTACTAATATCATTACTATTATTAATAGCAAGATCCCATCTCAGTCTAACAATTATATCATAATGATCAAATGTATCTTTTAGCATACAAAATGATCTCATTGCACTCCATATTTGACCATATGCACAACGACTTGCTTCTAAATGTACGTCAACAAATGTTGCTGGGTCATGTATATGTAGTGTGTGATTATCATTAAAACTATACTGGTTATTGTATGATCTGTTGATAAAGTCTTCCTTTACCCAGTTATCTATTACTACTTGATCTTCAACTTGTAGTTCTTTAATTTCAAAAAAGTTATTTTTGAGTAGGGGAGCTTCACAATGTGACCATGTATGCCCATATACATCTACTTCTTTGGCAATTGTTTTATACATATCTATTATCTTAGACATTTGATAACCTTCAGGCAAGTCTTTGTAAGATCTAGTTTCGCCACTTATCACTAATGCTATTTTGTTTATCATAATTAACACTCCATTTAATTTATTTATCGACCTTGACCATAAATACTATTATGGAACAAGAACTATCAAAAACAATTGTAACTTCAATACAACCATTATTAATATTGTTTGTGGGCGCAATTATTGCTATGATTTTAAAAGAAACAGTAGCCAGTTTAGTTGCTAGTTTAAAATGGAAAATGAAGCCAGGATTTGAGCCAGGTGATGAAGTATTTTTTGATGGAGATTTAGCTACTATTATTAGTATTGGTTGGCGTGAAACTGTATTTGAAATAACCAATAGTAACGGCACTGTATGGAGATATGTTGAAAATACTCGCATGCCTATACACCGATTGGAAAAAATAATATCTAAGAAGGTGGAAAAATAATGAACATGGACACTGCAATATTTTGTTCAAAATTTAGTGGATGGGTATATAAAGACATTTTAGAAATGACACACCAGTTGGAATTGGCTGAAGTAAAATATAATAAGTTAAAGTATTTTGAAAACGATGGTGCCCAAGCATATGGTCTACAATTGGACTCAGGCAAGGTAGTAATAGGGTTTCGTGGTACAGAGCCAACTGTGTTAAGTGACATAGTTGCTGATTTAAAAGCTTTACCTACTTCTAGTGATACTATTGGAATGGTACATGCAGGCTTTAAAGAAGAGCTTGATAAGGTATACTATGATATTGTGAATTGGATTGGAAGTTTACGTGACAAGGATATGATAGTTACTGGACATAGTTTAGGTGCAGCAATGGCTACTATCTTTACTACTAGAATGCATTACTTGCATAGTGTAAATGTTTCACTATATACTTTTGGAAGTCCTAGAGTAGGGAACGACGAATGGGCTGAACAATTTAAAGATATTAGTGCATACAGATTTGTTAACAATAACGATATAGTATGTAAGGTTCCTCCAGGATTATATTACGAACATGTAGGAGATATATGTTATATTAGATATAACGGAAAAATTACATTTAATGAAAGATATATTGATAGACTTTTAGATAGAATACGTAGTAGATTTAAATGTTACTTAAAGTTTCAATTGTTTAACGCATTGTTTGATCATGACATTATTAGGTATGTGTCTAGAATTATCAATCGCAAATAATAATTTCGTTAAGAGTAGGACCTTGCTCCCATGTACTACTTAATTCTTTAAGTACATAACCATTTTTATAACCTGTAATCGTATTTTCTAATTGTTCTATACTACCTACCATTTCTGCTCTAAGCATAGCATAGCACGGATTAGTAACATTGGCTGCAGATAACATCATCATATGCTCGAGCCCATTGTATCTCCAATTATATCCAATACGTGTATCTTTTCCATCTACAAATCCATCATATCTTATTGCGTCCCAAAATGTAAATTTAATTTTTGTTGGATCAGCATCTAACACTTGTTGATTATCTGTATCTGTAATTGTTCCACTATCTACTACCATAGCATGTCCGTCAAGAACAGTATCTTGGCCCTGTGCTAGTATTAAAAATTGTTCATGGAATGTTTCCCAACCAGGTACAACTATGCCATCTTTAGTTCTTATATCAACTTTTTTATCTTTAACAATAACATTAACTCTAAGCCCCTTGCTTATATGCTGTATTGATGCTGGAAATTTATCAAAACCTGTAATTGATCCAGGCTGTGCTTGTCTGATTGGATATGGTAAAATTAAATTAGGCCACACTGTATTGATTGTTTCAATTTCCAAGTCCAAGTGCTTATCTAACGTTTGATTAACTAACATTAATAATGGTTCTGCTTCTAAGTTCTGTACATGCATAAATGCCATTCTCCAAGCGAAGCTTGCCTCGTTGTCTTCTAGCTTTCCTTGAATAATGTCATCAAAAATATGTAAAAATCTAGCTATACCCATTCCAAATTCTTTGCCCATATATTTAGGTGTGAAACTTTGTAGCTTAAAATCCAGCCATGGATTGTATGCTAGTTCAACAATACGCTTGAGAGTTTTCTCATTACAATATTTCTGCAATACCTCAAGCTTGCTATCCTGACTGTTATAGCTAGCTACTTGTTTTATAATACTTGATATTAGTCCTGTTCTGCTCATAATACTATTTATGATATTAAAATGTGTTTTAATTTAGGGTTTTTAAATAAATACGTTTATAATAGTATTAAAATGATACAAAAGGAGAGAAATTATGAGTGAAGGTGACAAATATAGAAAGCATATGGATCCTAATTTAAGCGGTCCCAACCGTGCAATGGAATATAATGCTGCAGGACTACCTGCACTAAGAGTAATTGGAAATAATTTTGGATGGGGAGTTCAAATAGCAGATGGTGATATTGAAGGTGTAAGTCACATTGAAAAGTTTGGCATGAATGTTGATGTTGACAATGATAAAGAAACTATCTGGGACGGTGGTGGAATTTACACATACATTGAAACAGCTGAAACACTTACTGTAACAAGCGATGATCCACAAGATAACCCAACAGGCACTGGCGCTCGAAGTGTAGAAATACAAGGCTTGAATCAAGCAGGCGAAGTTGTTGTTGAAACTGTTAACATGGGTGCTACAACAAGTGGAGCATTTAAACGTGTGTTTCGTGTTAAAGCAATAACAGTAGGTACAAGCGGTGTTAACGAAGGTACTATCAGTGTTACTAGTGATGATACTTCAACAGTATTGGCAATCATTGGTTTAGACGGCACAGGTGTAAATGCTGCAGGACGTGGACAAACGTTCATGGCGCAATATACAATTCCAGCAGGGAAAACAGGATACATTACACAATGGACTGTTGGTGCTGGTAAACAAAACACAGATGCTATTGCAATGCTTATGACACGTGATCCAGATGCACCAGGCGATGGCGCTTGGAACGCACGTGATATCATTACAGTGAGTGCAACTACATATGCAAAGAACTATAACGTCCCTATTAAAGTAAATACAGGTGATGATATTGAAGTTCGTGCTTATAGTAGTGTAAACAATTCAATAGTAAGTAGTACATTCTGTATAATACTAATTGACGATCCAGCACCATAATCAAACAAAGGTCATAGAAAAGGGAGCTGTAAAAGCTCCCTTATTTTCTTTATAAGTTTTATAAACCTATGTACCACATCCATACGGGTATTAATCCTACATGTAAAAATACACATAGAAATAACATTAACCAAACTATTTTTATGTTACCCCTATCGCCGTGCATTTACAGTTCTTTTAAAAGTGCTTTTAGTTTTTTCTTTGACTTGCCTTTTACTTTGGCTTTTGAGATATCGTTATCTCCGTCACCTACAACTACAATGGCAATCATGCCCATTGATTTGTGTGGTGAACACTGATATAGATATACACCTGGTACATCAAATGTAATCGCAACTTCTTTGTTTAGTTTTGATTTCTTTGGTGCTTTCCAACCATCTGGTCCTGCAATGAATTCTACATTGTGACCTTTTGATGTTGGTACCCAAGTAATTGTTTCGCCTACTTCAATTGTAGTGATGTCTTGTGAGTAAACCATTTTAGCGCCGTCGTCACGCTTGTTTAGCATTTCGATTGTTACGTCTGCGTGTGCTGCGCTTACAGTAAATACCGCTGCGAACACTACTAAATAAAAATAAAGTGTTTTCATGTTATATCCTATCTTGTTTTATACATGTTGTGTTTAAACTCTGAGATTTCATTGGCTTTAGTAAACTCGCCCATTTCTCTAAGTTGTTTGATACTCATACAATAACTTCTGTATTCCATTGCTTTTAAAAATTTCTTAAACATTATCTGTTCTCCGTCATTAAACGTTTTGCTTCTTCGTGGTATCCTTCTCTCCAAAGTGCTTCTGCAGCTCTTGCTCTGCCTGCTGATTCACCAAGTGCCCATGCTCCCATTGCAAATGCTACTAAGCCTTTGCTTACCATTTTACCTAAGTTAGATGTTCTTTTCATTACTAGTGTAGACATTATACGAAACCTTTCAAGTTAGCATTTGTTTCAAGATCTGTCATATCTGAAATTTCAGATAATGTTACTTGTTGTGGTTTGTTATATGAATTGTGTGCAATTGTGTAAATTTCTCCACGACAAATACCAATATCTTGTAGCTCATGGTTAGTTAGTTTCGAAAGTTCTTTGATAGTAGTACGAACAGCCGTTCTATACTCCATGTTGCGTCTAAAATTAATTAGTTTTGTAATAATTGTGTTAATCATAATATCATTCCTCTTATATCTTTATCTGATGGTGGCATACCAGTGTCTAGCATGCATTGATAAGCAAACTGCCAATCATTTCCGTATTCTGTTTTTGCCCAAGTCATCATATTTGATTCTTGTCTTGTTTTTGATTTCGTGAATATATTCACTAAGCCAGTAAATAGCATATTAGTCATCATTGTCAGTCTCCTTTTAGGTTAAATGTGTATTTTGAAGCAACCATTGCTTCTTTCTACGCTAATATTTATATCATAATAACACGAAAAACCAGGGTTTACTACTGCTGTCTGCGTAGACTCGACATGCGTCTAGTGCAACTGTGCATATATGCGCAGCTCATAGAAAAACCCTGCTGCATTACTGCAACAGGGCCTATACTTCTCTTTTGTAGGTGAAGGTTAATACCAAGTCTTACTACATTGTATCCTAGGCCAACTTCATCGCCTGATAGTTAGTTTCCTAACTATGTACTTAACATAGCATGTCTTAATCTATATGTCAAGTATTTTTTTATAATTTAGTTGTGGTATTTGCATAAACTGCATTGAACTGATTATTCACTCTAACAAATGTTGTACATTTACTTAATTGTTTAAGCTTTAATGCACCTGCATATGTACAAGTACTACGCAAACCGCCCAAGATATTTTGTATTGTATTAGTAACATTGCCACGATAAGGAACAAGTACTTCTCGTCCTTCACTTGCACGATAGTCTTTTAGTCCACCAAAGTGTTTTGTATTTGCAGCATCACTGCTCATTCCATAAAATGCTATAAACTGTTTTTCTTCTACTTTATGTGTCTGCTTATTAAGATGTGATGCAACTTCATAAACAAGCTCATTTATTTGATAGTACTTGGTAATTACTTCGCCACCACCTTCATCGTGTCCAGCAAGCATACCGCCTAGCATTACAAAGTCTGCTCCGCCTGCAAATGCTTTAGATACATCGCCAGGACTAGTGCAACCACCATCAGCAATAATATGTCCGCCAAGTCCATGTGCAGCATCAGCACATTCAATGACGGCTGACAACTGCGGGTAACCAACGCCTGTTTGAATACGTGTTGTGCATACACTACCTGGTCCAATACCAACTTTAACAATGTCTGCTCCTGCAAGGATTAGTTCTTCTGTCATTTCTCCAGTAACTACATTACCTGCTATAATTACCAAATGTGGAAACTGATCACGTACCTTACGTACTCTTGCCGCAAAATGATCACTATAACCATTTGCAATATCCATACAAACAAACTTTAGATTTCCACCTACACTAGCTACAACGTCTATTAGCTTATGAAAGTCAGTGTCACTTGTACCAATACTCATAGCAACATTCTCTGATCGTCTACGATCTGGATAGTCGTTGTTAAAGAATTCTGATAGTACATCTACTGAATATGTTTTTACAAGACAAGTAAAGATGCCCTGCTCTGCAAGTGTGTTAGCCATTTCAATGGTGCCTACGCCGTCCATGTTAGCAGCCATAATAGGAATACCACTGTAGTCTTTTTTGCTGTTTCTAAATGTAAACTTGCGTTCAAGTCTTACTTGTTTACGTGAGCTTAATGTACTACGCTTTGGACGAATTAGTACGTCACTGTAGTCTAGTTTTATGTCCTGATCAATTCTCATTTTACTTTTAATCCTAATTGCTGTAATGTTTGTTGTACACATAATGCTTGAGCTTTGCAATCTTCTAATGCATTGTGTGCATCAAAGTTCATTGCTTTACGTGGATCTACTGGCATGATACCAAATAATGTTCTACTATCTCTGATATTCCAAAACTTCCATGGAATATGATGATTGTTTTGGCGATACATATTTTCTAATATTACCATATCAAATGTTGGTCCTTGCGCCCATAATGAGTCAACTCCCACGCACCATTTGTTTAATGCTTTTAGTACTTCGATAACAGGTGTACGATTATCAGGTCCCATTGCTTCTTCCATTACAGACTTATTTTGTCTGCCCCACCATTGTAATGTACTATCGTCTGTTGTACGACCACTTTCAAGCTGTTCATCTACTTCAAACCTATAATAGAACTCTTGAGTACATTCAGAGATTGAATTAGGATCGAACTTCACACCGCCAATAGTTAATACTGTTGTGTCAGGAGTAAACCCTAATGTTTCTAAGTCAATCATTGCATGTGTCGTCATTTTTTATTTCCTATTCTACTTCTCAAATCGCTAGACGAAAATCTATGGTCTCTTTTATTAAAGTAAAGTTCTATATCACGCTTACGACATATGTCTTTACCAGTAAAATCTTTGTCTCTGTATTCTTCACCTAATATTCTAACATCAATATTATACATTGTCAAGATATCATCTAAGTCTTTTTCAGTACCATATGGTATTATCTCATCTACGTATTTTACTGCTTTGAGTTGAGTGTAACGCTCTACTACAGTTTGTATAGGAGCATTCTTCTCTGCACGATCAACACTAGGATCCATTTGCAAGCCGCAGATTAAATAATCACAATGTTCTTTTGCTTCACGTAACATTTGCACATGTCCTGCGTGACAAAGATCAAATGTGCTACATGTGAATCCTACCTTCATTTATAATCCCAATACTCCGTATGCTTCGCAAGGAAGCCAATTTGTTTTCATTCTTTCTGGATGCCATAATACTGTAATAATATTATCAAGCTTCCAGCTTTCACAATATCCTTGATCATCTTTAGCAAGTGATGTTGCACCAAGTGGAATACTATTAAGTAGTTCAGTATGTCTACTGCATACTTCTATGGTATCACCATTATAGTATACATTATGATTAGCAGAATGTCTATCTGTTTCTTTTATTGAGCCGCCAAGGCTTACTGTCAAAAACTGACATCCTTTGCTAATTCCTAATATTGGTATATTGTATAGCCTTGCTAAATCCAACGTATGTTGTTCTATTCGTAATCGCTGAGCATTGTACTGCCAGTTTCCTTCTATTAAACTATTGCCGCCACTAAAGACCACTAAATCACTATTAACTATTTTACTAGTATCAAAGTGTTCTAGATTATTTGGTATAGGGAAAAGTTCATGATTACTGAACATGTCATAAAATCCATGATCCAGACTATCATAAGGTCCGTTGCGAAAGTCAATCACACGTTGCGTGATTGATATTTTCATATATTAATTTATTCTACTTCTTCAACAACTACGTCTAAAGGAAAGCCTGCTTGTCTAGCCTCTGTAATTGTTTCGATACATTTTTGTTCTGCTACTTCGTAACTATAAGTACCTGCAATACCACGACCATTTTCATGTATATCCATAGTAATAGAAGTTGCATCGTCATGTACTTTATTGAAGGTTGTCACTAGTATTTGGATAACAAACTCCATAGGAGTTGCATCGTCATTTAACATGATAACATGATATTTTGGTGGTGTTTTTAAACGTACTGCTTCGCTTACTGCTTCTTTATTTTCTTGTGCCATTGCTAGTCCTTAAACTAAATTATTATCGATTGTTTTCTTTTGCAATACGTCTTCGGTGACGTGCTGTTGCTGCTGCTTCAGACGCTAAACGTTTTGCTGTATTACTTACAAAATGTTGACGATCTCTTAGCTCTTGTAGGATTCCATCATTCATCATTTTCTTTTTTAATTTTCTCATTGCCTGGTCAACGTTATTGTTTTGTACTTTAACGCTTAATCCGCCATCACTTCGAGAATGTTTACTGTTTGCCATTATTTCACTTTCTTATATGTATATAGCAAGATTCAATTAACCCTTAACCAATAAGGGCGGCATATCATCTTTAATAGTTTGGTCAGTAATAACGATCTTTGTAACGCCACGTTCTGACAAATCTGGTAGTTCGTATTGAATATCTATTAATGCACGATCGAGTATTTTTCTTAATCCTCTGGCACCTAGCTTCTGTTCAATTGCTATAGTAGCAACTGCATCCAATGCTTTTTTACTAAATTCAATCTCAACATTGTCCATTTTAAATAGCTCCTTATATTGGGATACGATATTATTTTCTGGTTCTGTTAAAATTCTTATCAAGTCATCTTTGGATAACTCATGTAATGTATTTATACTTGGAAGACGTCCTACGAACTCAGGTATTAAACCATACTTAACAAAGTCAGTTGTTTGTAGGTGTTCTTCCCAATTAGTAACTAATGTGGCTTCGCCATCTTGAAAGCCTATTTTATTTTTACCTATACGCTGTAGCACTGTCTCATCTAGTCCTACAAATGCGCCTGACACTATAAACAATATATCCTTGGTATCTATATCAATACGCTCAGGATTGTGATTTGGTTGGTTTGGTATACTTACAATAGTACCTTCCATTAACTTTAGTAAACTTTGTTGTACTCCTTCTCCACTCACGTCACGACTTAAACTTACCATGTCATTACGCTTGGCTTTTTTATCTATCTCATCTACATATATAATACCTATTGAAGCTTTGTCAAGATCATAATTAGCATCTTGTACTAACTTGTGTATTAATACTTCAGCATCGTCTCCTGCATAACCGCTTTCTGTTATTACTGTCGCATCTGTAATAACCATAGGTACTTTTAATTGTTGTGCTAATGTTTGTGCAATTAGAGTTTTGCCACATCCTGTTGGGCCTGTAATTAATATATTACTCTTGCCAATGTTAACTTTTGCTTTGCTTGTTATTCTTTTATAATGATTATAAACTGCTACACTTATGGATTTCTTTGCATTGTCCTGTCCAATTACATGCTTGTTTAAATAACTATGAAGCTCTTTAGGAGGGATACGCTTAGTAGCCTTACGGGCTTTGCTAATTTCTTTACCTTCTTCTGTGGTGTCATCATTAAGTATATGCCAACATAAATCAACACATAGATTACATATATGTGTTGACTCGTTACCAGCTAAAAGTTTCTTAACTTGATGCTTATCTTTTCCACAAAAGTTACAAGATGGCGAGCTAGTCATCTAGATATCCAAATCCAGGTGCTGTTTGTATTTTAAGGTATGCATCTAATTCGTTTATATCAGACAGCATAACATATTTACTTGATGCGTTTATTAATTTGATCGCTTCACGTCTCTTTTTCTTTGGGCTGTAGAAAATTACCTGATGTCCTTCATCAACAGTTTTTAATAATGCTGCCATGATATCTTCATATGCACATGTGTCTATATCCAGTATCATAAACTCACATGATCTACTAACATGCCACAGCCATGGCAATGATACTGATGTGGTTTTACTGCCTTGTACATAAAACACAATACTGTTCATGATATATTTTTCTACAAGTAACTTAATGCCAGAAGTTAACTTTGCATCAGTACTTGATATTACTACGCTAACACCATTGTCAGAAAGAAAGAGGTCTGGTGATGTTACTGTGTAACTGCTATTATCTGGTTTCATGTAGTTCTATTTCTATTAGTTATTATCTATTAAGTCTTTTATTGTAGCGTATTCAGGATTACCAGGTTCATATGTTACACCTTTGTAAACTATCTTATCAGTATACAGGTTTTCTTGTACTACGTCAACTATTACTGGCTGTTTTTCTTTAACAATTTTCTTCTTAATACTATTTACCTTTTTTTTTGGTTGTACTTTTTCTGGCTCTGGTTCAGAAACTTTTACAACTGGCTTGTGTTCTATAACTGGTTCCTGTTTACGTTTGCGAGTCTTTTGGTTTTGCTCAACTAAACTAATACCTGATATAACTAATGCAACTGCAAGTGGATCAAAAACAAATACAAGTATCAGTATAACTGCCCTAACTGCTTGCTCGAGTGATGATGTTCCTGCATCAGTACCATAAACCATTTCAGCAATATACTTAACTGGTCCTACTTCTGCTTCTAGTACACGTGCTTGTGATTCAATCTCATACTTCTTTTCCATTAAAGTACCTATAGTATTGTTAGCTTTTTTAATTTTAATACTCTGTTCGTCAACATCAGCTTCAACTGTGTCTGCATTTCCTCTGCCAAGCTGACTACGTAGGCGAGTAACTAGTTGATTAGAATCTGCAATCTCTCTTTCTGCGATTGCACGAACACGAGCAATTTCTGTAGAGGCTTTATCACGTAGCTGTTGTATTTGACTTAATGCTACTTGCTTCTTATTCTCTAAGTTTACTTTATAATCCTCTACTGCTTGTGCTGTTTTGCTTCCCCAAGCCCCATCTGGTTTAGCTTTTACAAAAGCTTGTAATGTCCTAACTTTGTCTCTATCACGTGTATCAATTGCTGTAAGTTCACTTAGTTTAACTAAGTCACTTGATGATATATCAAACTCTTGTTGCCAAGGAACAATACTTGCTAATAGTGATTCTTTTAAATCAGTTACAGTTAGTTCAATACGATTATTAGCTGATGTAATACGTTGCTGTTCTGCTTCAATTTTAGTCTGTAGAGTGTCATCTACTACTGTGCTTGCATTGTTTAAATTTTGTATTGTAATTTCTGCACGTGATATAATATCCTCGTTGCGAGAGATTTCTGTTTGCAGACGTTCTAACTGTGCAACACCTTCAGTAGCAACTGCTGTTTGCTCAATATGCGCTTTACTTAAGAAGCCAAAAATACCCATACTTGTGATGAACATTAGTAGCATTGTAGCGAATACCAAATATGATTTAATTAAAAATCCTGCTCTAGTCCAATTTAAATGAAGCCATACCGCTGTAGTTAATTTACCAACTTCTAGAGCTGCTCCCATGATAATAACTGGTACTACTGCGCTGGCAAAAATTGCAACTAATCCTACTATACTATAATATGCGGCAACTACACTAATACATAATGCTACAAATACTGTCCAATATCCAAATAATCTCATTTTATTTTGCTCCGTTAAAATACTCCACTGCATATCCTTCTGCTACCATTAAATCATTTAAATTAACTTGGTCGCCAAATTTGTCAGTTACAAGTATTATACCCATTATACGTCCATATTTACCTCGTTTATTGAGTACACTTTTAATTACAAAAGTTTTGTTAAGTAATTCCATTAATCTCGCCTTTGCTTCTAATCCACGTTCTTTTGTCTCTAGATCAGATGACTTGCTATCAGGAGTAGCTATGCCATATAGCTTAACTCGCTGTGATATAGATATGTCGAATCCTAAGTCGATAGAAACATCAAGTGTGTCGCCATCTATAATTCTTACTAGGGTTGCTTTATATGTATACATTTATTTTATCCTTAGTTTACAGATTAATAACCCTGCTGTATATTTATTATGCAAATACTGTTACTTAACGTATACTATTATTGCTATGTGACCAATGCTTTGCTTGTTTACTTGATGGTGGGGTATTTAAAAAATCATACACTGAATTAGCAACTGCTTCTAGTTTATATTTTCTACCAGCATCTTGTGTATTCTCACTGGTGTCTATAACATGAAAATTGTCTTGATTAAATATTTCTTTAAATTTTATAAGATTGTCTTGTGCCTGGTTCCACTCTACAGTAACTAATTCTGCAGGAGTTCTTTTATTGCCTTCTTGATTTCGCTTGTGAGTAACTTCAAGATTAGCTGTAACAAATAACATAATAGTATCATATCCTAGCTTCTCTACCATGTCTAATTGAGCTTGAACTTTTTCTACATCTCTTCCATTACTAGGCAAAAGTAGTCCTACTCGATTATATGCAAAGCTTGAGTCAATTTCATCACAGTTAACTGGTCTAAGACTAGTCCCATTCAACATAGTATTAGCCACAAATGCTTTTCCAGAACAAGGGCCGCCCACAAGGAAAACTGCCTTGAACTTGTGCGGATCATTAAAATCTGTCTGTGGTTTTACTAATATATCAAGTATCTTCATAGTTATATTTATAACTTGTCAACAAGAATTATGCTGGGTAGTTAATACCCAGCACTACATTTAGTTTAACCTACTTGATCTATTATTTTTTTGTGATTACTTTGTCAGCTAATCCAAATTCAACTGCTTCTTGTGCTGAAAGGAATGTGTCAAACTTCATTGTTTCAAAGAACGTATCATATGTTTTGCCTGCTGTATTATGATCTACATACAACTGTGTTAGGCGTTCATTAATTTTTTTAGATTCTTCCATTGAACGAATAGTATCTTCAAATTGTAGTTCTTGTACATGTACACTTCCACTTGTACCTGGTGTGCCACTACTTACTCTGTGGATCATTGTGCGTGAGTTAGGTAATACAAATCGCTTGCCTGGTTCACCTGCTTGTGCTAGGAATGAACCCATACTACATGCTTGTCCCATAACAATAGTTGATACTGGTGCATTAATAAACTGCATAGTATCGTAAATTGATAGTCCTGCTGTTACGCTTCCGCCTGGAGAATTGATATAAAAATTAATATCTTCATCTGGGTTTTGTGATTCTAAAAATAGCATTTGTGCTACTACTAGGTTTGCACTATTATCATTAACATCTGTATTGAGCATAACGATACGATCTTTTAGTAAGCGGCTGAAAATATCGTAAGAACGTTCGCCGCGACCTGTTTGTTCTACTACCATTGGGACTAGCATAAAATATTACTCCTTGTATCTAGCTTGTAAATCAAATATAATTGAATATCTCTGATTGTGTGTTGGATCTGGATTGTGTGCCATGCCATGGTAAGTAGGCTTCCACCCACTTTGTTCTGCATGTTCACCAAACATCCACATCATATTATTTTTGTCTAAACCTTCAATAAATTCCCACTCATTGTTGTTTGTATTTTTGGCATGGAATTCTGTAAAGTTTTCACCTAGGTGTAATCCGCCTAATGTTTCATCACAATGATCGTCACCAAAACGTTCAGTGTTATGTTTTCTATGAGACACTCTTGTTTCATCAGTGGCTACCGGTACAGTATACTGGATAATCATTAATTTGTAAAGAACTTTCTCCCACAAATCTTCCTGATCACTATAGCACTCTTTTAAATAATGCTGTAGTACAGGCTTAAATGTATCATGCATATTTGTGAAGTAGTCAAGCTCAGGAAACTTACCTGCTGTTTTCTCTTTTGTCCAATCATATACATAAAGTTTTCTACGTTGTACAAAATCTCTAGTTTCTGATTTTTCGTCATACCAACTAATTGGTCCATGCATTGTATCAACATCATAACCAAAACATGGTCCTTGATGTTTTAATGAAAAACTTTTGTTTGGAATATCTTCGTCACGCCAAGTATTAATTAATACAGGATCATCTGGATCAATTTCATTTAGTGTAAGATACTCAATTGTATCCAAGTTTTGAAATAACTGATCAGCTACCTGATACCTATCTGAAAATTTAGATACTAGATCAGATGACAATGTTACTGGCCAATGGCCAGTATCCTGTAGTTTTTTAAGTTCAGCATATGTAAAAAGTTCACTCATTGTCTTCATAAAAGTGTTCTACAGGCTGTATGAGTGTTTCACCATGTTTATCTTTACTAAGTGAAATAACGCCACTGTTTGCTAGCGTCTTCAAAGTGGTATCCATAGTAAAAATTGAGCCTTCATTAAACCCATCACTATGTCCACGTTTATAGCTAAAGAAAGCACAAGCTATAGTAAAGCATCCAAAGATTAAATATAATTGCATATCCATATTTATTCTTCCATACGACCAGATATTACTTGAGCTGCTCCTGCTGCATATGATTCTTTATGAATAACTGCACTCTCTTCTAGAGTTAACCCTTCATAGCGTTCACGTTCACCAGTTTCCCAGTTTTTAATAATTTCAACATACCACATTTTTTATTCCTTACCTAACTCATCATGCCATATAGCTGATGCTGTTTCCTGAATATATTCTTCACCATGATTGCAATATGACATTGTTAGATCATCTTGCTCATATAATTTCCATACCAAACGATTAAATTGTACAAACGATTTACATTCATCAACACGATCTAATGCTTCATCGTAGATGCGGTCTTCAGCATCCATTACCATTTGTTTCATTTGTCCCATATTATTCCTTTCTCATAGTGTTTCGCTTATAAATGTTATAAGCCTTAACAGTTGTTTCATTATGTGCTAGTGGAGCACGTTCGATAAACTCCATTAGTTCATCCCATTTCATTCCTAAAAATATACACTGCTTTTCTAATACAGTTGTTGCGCCTTTAAGTTGCATATTAACTCTCCTAAGATTAAGCGGCAATTTTTGATTGGCCATTTACAAACGATGCTTCACAGTATACAAAAACTTCTTCACGTACTGATGTATCATCTGCTTCTTCAAACGCTTGACATTCTGACAAACTAATTAAGTCGCCCAATACACAGTTGAAAAGCTCGTCTAAATCAGTAAAGCCACGTCCGATAAATTCATCTGCGATTGCTTTAACTGCTGCGTTACCTGCGTCTGTGAACATTGCGAAGTTTGTCATTTTGTAATCCTTTGTTTGTTTACTTGCTATATATACTGTCTAGCAGTTCTATACCAATATGTCAACAAAAAAGTGACAAATAAATGAAAAAGGTTTCCAATAAAATCAATAGGTTAAAAATTATTTTCAATTTTTATTTAAATTGTTCAGCAAAAGGATCAAATTCTGTACCACATTTCTGTGCGCAGACTCCTAGTTTGCCGTTTTTAATACTGTCAAGCTTCCAACTATCTTGTATATTTTGCATAATACCACTATCAAACACTCCACGCATGCCGTTCTTTTTGATACTAATGCCGTCTTTACCGCCTGCCGCATCAATAAAGTCCCAGATTTGTTCTGTTTTTGGGTCTTTATGCCACCACTTGTACATACGACCTGCTGTCCAACAACATGGCATTGCAAGTCCTTCAGCTGTAACAAATAAGCTTTGATTTTTACCTCGTTGTGCTACTTTACAACTAATAGTGGCTTGATTATAATAGTCCATCATACTTCCGTATGTTTTTTCAATCTCTTTTAGTTTAAGTATTGCTAAGTTTTGGTGCTCTAACTTTTTAGGCTTTGCTAATTTAGTAGTTTCAGCGCCTTTGCGATTCTTTGCTTGGTGTGACTCTTTCTTTTTGCTGTCTTGTGTAATAAATCTACCTGTTTTCTTTTTAGTGAACTTCTCTACGCCCCACTCTTTGGCTAACTGTTCTGCACGTTCTACATCACATTCACTATGTTCAAATATCAAGTAATCCCATCTAGCTCTACCACCTGCGGCAATAAATGCTTTCATGTTACGCTCTACTTTATCCCATTGTACATTTTGCCTATACAAATGGTTTGTATTCTCTAATCCATCTACACTAAAGATAACTGTGCCTTTTCGACCTATTACATTAGCTAATTCTGTCCACCATTCTACATCACGTGCGCCTGCATTGGTGTTCATACTTAACCACATCTCACTATTGCAATCACGGAACCATTGCATAATTTCTAATGTGTCCCTTGCGCTTATTGGATCTCCCAAGTTACCACACATATACATTACATCTAACTGTGCAATAAAATCTGCAGGAAACATATCAATACAATCGTCAAGTGTTAGCTCTTGTTCATCTCCACGTATATGTTGATTAACTGGTCCGCCATTTTCATTACGGTCACACATTGGACACGCAGCATTACACCTCTGGGTTACTTCCAGATGTACTTCATTAATATCTTCGTAATTATACATTGCTAAACAACGCTCCAAATATAAAATAATCTGTTATGAATGTCAGTTGTGCTCCTATGAACACTGCCCACCAGTAATTACCTAACCAGTCCCATATCTTCTTGATTACATACCATGCAATTAATACTCGTATTGTGTACTGTATATTGCTTATTATTGTATCATATATGCTGCCTGGATCAACTCCATAGTAGAACCAAAATACTAAAAAGTCATATGCAAAACTACATTGTGCCATTATAAGTACTGACTCAAACCAAGTCAATCTTTTATTTAGAAACTTGACAATGTTTGCACTAACTAATAGTCTGTAACTTACATATATGATATTTGTTATTAATAACTCCATTAGCTATCAATTACAAATGTAATATCCACACCTGGTCCTGTTAAGCTAGGCATATCACCATGCTCTTCTATATAATATTTTACTACTGCTTTGTACCACAAATGACTATTGTGATATGCTTTAGCATTAAATTTATGTATACTATTATTGTCCGCTGGCATAGTGCTAATTGCTCTTGCAGCTTCACGTTGTAAATCTCTAACCGTAAGCTGGTCTAAGATTATGTCCCATAATTCATCATCCATGTATTGTCTTGAGTCCTCTAAGTTTTACCATCATTGCATCTTCTACTTTGTAAAATTCAATACGGAATATCCTGACGCCACTGTGAGCTGTAATAAAAGATTGTGAGAACCAAAAATCCTTCTCATATTCCAACCCAAGTGCGCCAAGTTGTGCCGATATATTACCCATAATATTTATAGAATCTACTAACCCATCTCCTACATGTCTTATTAGATAGTCTGCAGAGCTATAATCAATATAATTTATATCTGGCGGAGCTTGCAATTTAGTAATCCATATTACTATCAACATCCAGTTTAGTTTTTTTGCTTGAGTGTGCTTTAACTAAGTTGTATAATGTTCTTACACCAAAACCAACTGCACCTTTTGGTGTTACTGGTTTTCCTGACTTTTCCCAAGCCATACCTGCAATATCTAAGTGTGCCCAAGGTGTATTGTTATCTACAAAACGATACAAAAACTCTGCAGCTGTAGTTGAACCGCCTCCACGTCCACTTGAGATATTCTTCATGTCTGCAATATCACTATCAATCATCTTATTCCAGTTTGGACCCATTGGCATACGATAAAATCCTTCATCAGCATCTTTACCTGCCTTGATAATATTTTCTGATAAATGAGTACTGTTAGTAAACAATCCTGCCATCTCACTTGCAAGCGATACGACAATAGCTCCTGTTAGTGTTGCTAAATCAACAATGTATAATGGATCATATTCATCCTGTACGTGTGTTAAAATATCTGCAAGTACTAAACGACCTTCTGCATCAGTATTTAAATTTTCCACAGTTTGTCCACTTAGTGATGTAACTACATCACCTGGTTTAATTGCGGTACTACTTGGCATGTTCTCTACTAGTCCAACAATCCCTACTACGTTTTGAGTTAACTCATTAGATGCAATCGCATGCATTGCACCAACAACTGATGCACTACCGCCCATGTCATATTTCATATCACCCATACCTGCACTTGGCTTAATACTAATACCACCAGTATCAAATGTTACACCTTTACCTACTAGAGCAATTGGAGAATCATCTTCATCACCATTCATCCATTCCATTACAACAACATAACTATCTTTTGCACTACCTTGTCCAACACTTAGTAATAAATTAAAGCCCATTTGTTCTAACTCTGACTGATGATAAATCCTAACATTAACACCAAGCGGCGTCAACATATCGTTAATTGTATGTGCATATGTTCTTGGATACAATTCATTTGCTGGTTCTGATACTAAGTCACGTGCAAAATTAATGCTGTTGTAAACTGTTTTGTTTCCACTTACTGTTTCAATATGAACTTTTGGCATACGTTCTGATGGTGATGTTTTACTTTTGTATTTGTCAAAATTATAGCTTGCCATCATTGCACCGTCATATACTTCAGTAGTATTAATTGTGTCAGGATTTAATGCAAAATACAAAGTATCTACCTTGCCTTTGTATTTTGTTACATTCTTGCCGCCAAGTGTACGCAAGTCTGTATTTGATATTTTATCTTGCCATTGTACGATAGTGATATAGTCAATTGTAGGATGATCTGGATATGAAATATCTACGCTCTTGACCGTTTTGCCATCAAGTTTAGCCTTATTACATACCGTATCTAAATATCCGGATAATTCTCCATCAAGTAAATGATATTCTTCTGAGTCATACAGTACTACTACTGCGCTATTTGTTGAAAATTCTGTTGTGTTTTGCATTTGTTTCCTCTATTTAATTCCAATAAGCATAAATCTATTATATAATTGTGTGTCTAGTGTCCCTGCATAGGCTAGGCTTTGCATAGGATATTTGGTCTTCGCTTCTTCTAAGTCCTTAACACAATTACTGTGTTGCGGATTGCTAAAATAATCATTTGTTTGTAGTACCACAAATGTACCAGTTGGTAAATTATCATACCAATCATCATCCATGTGTTCGCAACTTGTGTTTACTACCATATTAATTGTGTCTAATTCCCAATACTCTCCAGGATCTTCTCCCTCTGTTTGATTAGTAGGAACAGTTGCAACTTTTTCGTTCCATTTAATTTTAGATACATTTATTGTCTTTGGTAAAAATCTTCCTTCTTCAACTTGTGTTGGGTATAGGCGCTTGCTTGGAGCCACCACATTGCCATCAACATCTAAACTATATATCTTGTCTACATCAAACTGCGAGAACAAGAAGTGTGCCATAAAGTTATACCAACCACCATAAAATGCTATATTGCCTAGTGGACCTTCAACTACTTTAGCTAATTCAGTTACCATCCATAATTTACTTTTAACTTGTCCTCTACTAAGGAAGTCATTCATATCTGGCATCTGTGCTGCTTCACCATCTTCGCCTGCCCAATAGTTAACAAACTTACATGTGTTTACCATAAATGTATCTTCATGCATAAATTTACGAACTAGAGTAGCCATCATTTGTGGTTTTACTTCAGCGGAAACTTTTTCACGTAACAATGCATTAATCCAGGCACGAGTATGTGCTGGGTTGCTATTTGGCATTGTGGCTAGTTCTATAACTACATCACGGATGCGATACCAATTTTGTTGAAGTACTGCTTTTTTAAGTACTTGCCATCGTTCTATTTGTCCTGTAAATTCAAAATATTCATCAAGACCATAAAACCAATGATACTGTTTAGAAAATGCTTCTTGTTCTTCAGTAGTTGGTACTACTTCTTCATTAGAGTGCGTCATTAAATGTTTCCTTTAGCCATTCCCAGTCGTTAATTTTACGTAAGGCATCGGTATTACCTTGATAATGTGTTCCAAAATCTCTACCTTGATTAGCACCTAGTATTGCATACTCACCATAACGTTTGTTCTCACCACGAGTACACCATACTTCTAATCTGTATGCATCGTCTACTTGCTTCTTGTGATCGATAATACCACTGGCCATTTTAGTTCCTTCACGGAATCCACTGCGCCATGTGTTAAATGGATCAGTATTAAATGCTGTAGTGTTTGATATCTCAAACTTAGGTTTAAATACTGCACCAATACTTGTAGTCATGTCTACTTTAAATTCTTTAGTAGCAAGTAACTTCTTCTTTGGGAATAGTTTTAATGCACCAAACCCATAGATAAGATCGTTAACAGGGTTATGACTACGATAAGTAAACACACATTCTGTTTCTTTTACACCTGGGTATGCTTCTCGTCTGTCGCTTGGTTCAAATTTAAATTGAAAGTTCTCTTGTATAATTGCATCTGCATCACATACATAAAAATAGTTTGTTTTTGATAGTTCTGCGGCCGCCTTGTGTGCATTTAATAAGCCTACAACATTGTCTACTCGTTGTGCATGTGGAGCTTTTTGTTTTAGTATCTCGAAGTTCTCGTCAGCTTCCGGCTCGCCGAAAGTCAGCATAATAACATCTAACATATATTAATCCTTTTATTGTTAACTTTCCTTTGTGGCACGTTCTACCTCAAAGTCTAGCCAATATTCATTTACTTTTTTTACATATTTTTCATTAGCGTCATTACGTAAGATTTCATCTATCTCAGTATCCCAAAATGCAATTGGCCAATCTAAGTCTCTACTTATTTGTTCTAAGTAATCACCTTTATAGAGATACAATAACTCTTGGCTAATAAATGTGCATTGTTGATTTGCTGTTACCCATTTTAAATGATCTTTTGCAAGTGGTGTTGTATGTTTTCCTCTTACTCGTTCTTGTTGATGCTTGAGTATATTTTGATCTCTGCCTATAATAGCAACATCTATATCAACATACTCTTGTGCAACTTTTATAAATCGTTCATAGTTTGGTATAGACATCTCTCTATTTTTTACATATGGACAACTAATACTGGTCACAAAGTATTCGCTTTGTTCCCAATTAAAATTATTTAGCTTAGATGGATCAGCCCAACATTCTGCGAAGGGCTCGTGATGATGCCCTTCCCAATATGTATTAAGTAATGTCTTCCATCCAAAGACATCTTCATGTAAACCTAGACATTTACTAAACAAGTGATTGCCACTGCCTTGTGGTCCTGTGATTATAAGAAGTCGAGCCATAGTACTACTATACTTTATTTCTATTAATCTGTCAATGTTTTATTGCGCTAATGGATTATCCAATGCACGTTGTAGACGTTTATTCAATCTAGCTTCTAAATCTTTTAGTTTACGCTCAGTGTCTATACGTAGACGTTCTTTAGCCTGATCATAATCATTTTGCAATGCATCACGTTTGTTTTCAAAACGTTCTTCTGCTAAACTAATTTCTTGACGCACATCTTCTTCAATACCATTAATATCGTCTTCAACTTGATCTACAATACGCTCTAGTCTAACGATATCATCACGTAATCCGTTTTTAATATCTTTAGAGTATTCATTGTTATCGTCTAACTTTTGATCAATAATCGCAAGCTCTGATCTAATTCCACTTAGGTCTGGTGCTACATAGCGTTCTATCTTAGCTTTCATATTTCTATAGTCATTATAGAATTCAAAGCCTCCCCATGCTGCACCGCATATTGAACTTATTACTGTAATAACTAGAAATAGTTTACCACCGGTAAACTTTACTCCACCTACCTCTACTGTTGTTTTATCACTCACTGTTCTTCTCCTTAAAATTTAATTTGTATTCCAACAACAAGTCCGGGCTTATTGTCGTCTAGTGCTGGCATTAAAAATAAATCCTTATAATTAATCCTAGCTGTTGGGGTCACACTATAATCGTATCCTGTTGCTATTCCAACTTCTATTGATGTATCTTTATTGATGTCGTATTCGTATCCAGTGAATACACTTAACTTTCCAATACTATTGTAATATGCTCCTGCTATTACATTGCTCTCTGTTTTTACATTACAATATGGGTGTATAGATTTATAATTGTAATCATCTACAAGCCCCATATGCATTGATATTGCTATTCCGCAAATAAACGTAACCATTATTCCATTCCCTCATATTGTTGATCTACCATGTCATTCCATTTTAATTCACTTGCTAATCCATTTCTTAGCCCACGTTGATTCTCTGGTACCTTTTTATCTTTATAAAACTCTTCTGGTTCATAAAACTCTCGTCCAGGTATTGCTAATTGTCCGTATGCATTAAATCCTGGTACATAGTTAATTAATGCTGTAATCTGTGCTTGCAGAGCTTTCTGTTCTTGCAATGATACTGCTTCTCCCATAACATTTGCTAATCTAGATAGTTTCTCTTTGATAATTTTTCTCATCTTTTCTTTTTTTGCTTTTTCTTTTTGTGCTTTTGTTAGTTTTTTAATTTTCTTCTTTACAACGGGTTTTGATTCAGTACTGTTTTCTTCAGTAACTTCTTCATTGCTCTCTTCATCGCTTGATTCTTTCTCACTTGATTCTTCTTCAGTAGCTTCTTCATTGGCTTCTTCAGTAGACTCTTCTTCTGTGTTTTCTTCATCAATTACTTCCTCTTCAGTTGTTTCTTCTTCTACTGCTTCTTCGGTAGTTTCCTCCTCAGTTGCTTCTTCTACTTCTGGTTCCTCAACTGGCTCTTCAACTGGCTCTTCTACTTCAGGTTCTGGTGCTTCAGGCTCTGGCTCTTGTACTTCAGGCTCTGGCTCTTGTACTTCTACTTCTTGTTCTACTTCTTGTTCTATAGCTTCTATTGTTATTACTTCAACTGGTGCTTCTGCTACTGGCGCTTCTGGTTCTGGCGCAGGTGCAACTGGTACAACTACAACTGGAGGTGCAACTGGAATAACAGGAATAATTAATACTGGAGGAGGAGTAGCAATAACACTATCAACTACTGCATCTCCTGTGC